AAGCTACAATTGAATTGTGATGCTTCACGAGTTTGTGCAACCGTTGTTCCGCCTAACCATAGTGAACGACCACTCATTGATACTTTACGATCTAACATTAGCTGTTCTAGATCATATAGTTCTGCAAACTCTGTGTCGATCAGATCACGTCCTGCTGCTCGTTCCCACAACCATTGTTGGTGATCAATAACTCGGGCTACTGTTTGTTCCCACGTTTCAAAGACTTTACCATCATCTGATAGGGGTCTGTTGTAGGTACGTCGTGTAATTACTTGTGCTCTTGTACTAACTGTCATTATGTTCCTTTATTTGTACTACCAAAGCCGCCCTGACCCCGTTCGGTGTCATCCCATGCGGAAGATGTAGCATCCCAACCTTTAAACTCAACTAGAACAATAGGAGCAACAACCAGCTGTGCAATCCGTGTAGAGTAGCGATAGATAAAATAAGGGTCTTCTCCATTATTTTGTAGCAATACTTTAATATTGCCGCGATAGTCTGAATCAATCACCCCAACTGCGTGAGGGATTGAAACATGAATTTTGCCCTGTGAGGAGCGATTATATACTAGCCCGACGTATCCAACAGGAATCTTAACTGCTACGCCAGTATCAATTAATTGTGTATCGCCAGGATAGATAGCTACTTCGTTACTAGAGAATAAATCTGCTCCGGCATCTGTAGGGTGCGCCCTTACAGGTATTGCACGATAGTCATCTGTTTTAATCACTAGCTTCATTTAAGATATTCTTTCATATGTTAGTTCAAAAATATCTGGTTTACAGGGGTAGAACTCACCTTTAACACCTTGGATAATCCAGTCACCTATAGTAGCCTCCATTTCACCTTCTAGAGTATTAATATAGAGAGCTCTATCCGCGGGGTCTAGCATAGTTCCCTTAACACTACCATGACACCAATCTTCAATTTCAAACATGGAAGTAGCAGCCTCTAAAGTAAACTGTCTAGCTTCAATTATTACTGGTTTCTTTCTGAACTTCATTTAAGATATTCTTCCATCATATTATCAAGGGTTTTACAATTTTCTACACCGATTGCATCTTCGCAATGAGTTACCAAGTCCATTAGCTGGTAGTTAAGCATCAAGCCTTCACTACCGAACTCATTTAGTGATGTGATATACTTATACTTGCTACTGATAGGCAAAGCAGCGATAATGTCATAAGCGCTTCCATAGTCCTGGACAAGTTGGAGGGCTCTTTTGGGCCCCACACCAGGAACACCCATAACGTTATCGCCAGAGTCTCCCATAAGGCATTTAATACTAATATACTCATCTTGCGTGCACTCGTAGTGTTCGTTCCAGTTGTCTTGTGTAATTTCTTTGCGTGTAACATAGCTGAAGCGAGAAACTCCAGGTGCTACCAACAAATCCCAATCTTTATCACTAGAGATCAGCCAGATTTGCTCTAGGTTGTAGCGTTTTCGTTTTGAGACGATGTAGGCTGCAATGTCGTCGGCTTCGACTCCAGGGAATCTAGCCACAGGATAAACTCCGTCCAACTCATACTGAGTGAGAAGTTCCTGGACTTCTTGGAAAAATGCTTCAAAAGCTTCTTTCTCCGCTTCGGTTTGGTCTGCATATTTATCTTTTCTATTCTGCTTGTATTCAGGGTAGATAGCCTTGCGGAATGAGGAAGACCCCATGTCGCCTGCTATGATAAGTTTCGTAGATTTGTAAGATTTCTTTAGACTATCTACTGTACGCATATAGTCGGTAATAAAACCAACAGCACCTGAGTGCTTATAGCGGAAAGCCAAGTTTAAGGAGTCTACAATCATTAGCGAGTTTTCATCGCTTGTGTTCATTTGTTTAAAAGTTTTGGTCATGAGTGTATTATAGCAGTTTTGGCAACCTTATGCAAGTATAAATTTTGGTTGTTCGTGAGTCACAAAATCGTCTAAAAGAGCCACATACACTTCATTGCCTAATGCATTGATAAAGAAGTATCTATAGTCACTGCTAGGCATGTCCTGAAAAGCGCAAAAGACCTTCGACCGATCATGCTTAAAGATCAACAAAGGCCATTTATCTACTTGCTTACCCTGACGCACAGCTTGATCCCACCATTCAAAGAATTGAGGTGATTTACCTGTGAGAATTGCACTAGTTAAGTGATCTTCCGCATAGTGCTTAACTTCTACCGCGTAAAGATTCTTCTCATTAGGTACGTAAAGATCACCCTTTAGCCCATGTTTAGGGTCAAGGGCACCTGAGCTAGGTACCCTTTCCCATTGCAGACCTGTGAGTGCACGAAGCTGGTCACGGATTGTGGTCTCGGCTCTGGCTCCCTTAGCTCTAGGGTCTACCGTTGCCATTACGCCTCAATCCTTGACATATTTTTCTCTTTTACCACTTGTAGTTTCTCCAATAGTGGGTGACTAAAGCCGTGGCTAATCAAGAATGTATTAAGATTCTCCTCAGCTAATAGAACTTCAATCAGTTTCTCTTTACCTTCTGCATCAAGATTTTCCACTGTCTCGTCGAGGATAAGTAGGTTAGTCCGCGAATTACTAAGCGTCTGCATAAGTTTACGAATAGCGAGCAGAGTAGCCACATTAACCCTAGCGCGCTCGCCGCTAGAAAGAGCAATGATGTCCACGTCATGACTATTGTCAGTAATAATAACATTCAATTTATCCGATGAAGATACTTTAAACGATAACTGGAATCTGCCATCCGATAGTTCATTCAAGTACTGATTAGTTAGTTCTTCTAAGTCTTTAACTAAACACTCAATCTTATAGGCAACTAAGCCTGTAGTTGAGAAGGCTTTTACTAACACCTGAAGATTAGATAGCTCTTTAGTCTTAGTAATTAATTCCAAAGAGTGAGTATCTAGCTCATCTCGCATATCCGCCATTTGAGCAGAAATAACGGCTACTTTAGAGTTATGCTCTGTCGATTTCTTGTTAGCCGCTTTAATTCTAGTGATCTCGGCGTTAATCTTGGTAATGCGCTTTTCTAGTGCTAGAATATCTGCGGAAAGTACGTTAGCATCCAAAACTTGCGAAGACATAGTAGTATCGTACAATGCATGATACTTCTCTACTTCTAGAGCCTTATCATTATATGCTTTCCACTCTTTTACCAACTTTTCATTTGCTAGTATTTTTGCACTAATATCAGCAATATTACCTTCAAGCACTAGCTTGGAGAACTCAAACTGCTTAACCATTGCGTACATTGTACTGTTGTCAATGGTTTGAGTACAAGTAGTACAAGTACTAGTAGGCCCATCGCACTTAGCTGCCAGGGTCTTACCATCTTTCAGCTGTTTTTGCATTGTAGCAAGCTGTACTTTAAGATCGGTAACATCAATAGCTGCTGCATCAGGAGCTTTACCCACTACAATAGCATCAAGCAACTCTTTGTATTTATTATTAGTAATTACACGTTTATTAGTTGTCTCGATATTATCAAGCTCATTAGTCTTTAAAGTTACCTCAGCTGTGAGTTCCACAGGAGCTGCAACATCTTCTTCTAATTCTTTGATTGACAAATCTTCGTTAGTGTACTTGGTTAACCAAGCTCTAACAGTCGATACTTTAGCCTGTAGTACATCAACCGCTTTACTAACACCACTAGCCTGCTCTTTGAACACATCAGCAGCTCTAGTGTATACAGTCAGATTAAGTAGTTCGATTAAGAACTTCTTACGCGCCGTATCCGTTGCAGTAAGGAACTCCAACGACGATACGCTGCTTTGATATACAATCTGACTAAAGGTCTTGTGGTCAAAGCCGAGCACGTTCTCAAGCGTCTTATATGTGCCCGTAGCCGTATGGCTACTAATATCAACTTTGTCACGAATAAGCTTAATGCTACTGCTAGTAGCAGTACGAGTAGTGATGACTTCATATTCTATACCGTCCTTGTTGAAATTCAACTCGATAAAGTAATTTTTATCTTTAGTATAGCGGTTAAGAATATCAGCCTTCTTAATCTTTTTCGAGTTTTGGTTAAAGAGCACTTCTTCGATGATTAGGGCTATGGAACTCTTACCGTGACCGTTTTTTCCTACAATCTGAGTAAGCGGACCTGCGTCCAACTTAATCACATTACTGGGGCCATAGGAAAATGCATTACCCCATCTAATTTCTTTAAATGTAATCATTCTAGTGCAATTTTATCCATGTTATCGTGCAGGATGTGAACAATGTCGGCCACTGTACTATCCGGCAATTGGAGAATGTACAAGAGGTACTCTTGAAGTTCTCCGGCGAGCGTCATTTTAGGGTCAAGTATTAGTGCTGTATCAGTCTCGCGCTTAACAACTTTCTTGTCGATTAAACTACTATCTGCTAGAGCACCCAACTCAGCCATATCACCTTCAATCTCATAGATTGTGTGATGATACTCTGTAGCAGGCATATCATCACCTGCTTGAATCGTTTTACGTATTAGCTGAGGAAGCTGAAGCTTAACCCAAGAATGTTCGAGAGTAAGGTTATCAAATATAATGACCCCAGTATCCACGACATTACGATGAAAGCTAGTAGTGCAAGGGCTGCCAGGGTAAAGAATGTTTCTCTGAGAGTTTTCATAACTATGTAAGTCCCCTGCTAGTACTAAGTCCCAACGATCTAGTAGGCTAAGATCAATCTCTGGTTTAACGTGTGGTGGAATCTCTCCACGTACATGAGTAAAGCAAACATTGCCGTGTACTAGATGAGGAGCTTTTTCAAACTCTTTTAGCTTATTGTATGGAATGAAATCCATATTATCAATGCTATGATAGTCATCAATAATTGTAACTAAGCTATTAAGACGCTGAGTACTTTTCTTTAGATAACTAAAGAATGTAGTATCCTTCTTAAGGGCTTCATGATTACCTGCATATATAATGCAAGGAATCGTAATGGATGCAACTAGATCGAAGTAAACTTCTAGTTCATCCATTGTAGGCATACGGTCAAATACATCACCACCTAGAACTAAAAGATCGCATTCTGCACTATGAGTAGCAAGCTGCTCAATCATCATAGCATAGCGGTTTTTAGCCCACTCAATAGGAACGTTTTTCTGACCTAGCTTAATGTGAATGTCCGCTGTGAAAAGAACCTTCATCTACGCTCCTCTTTGCCGCAAATACTGCAAATATAAAAGCTATCATTATGTCCATGTCCTTCATATTGCCAGTCATGTTTACATACTTTTTGTATTGCTAGTATAACATCCATATAATTAGCAGCATCCTTTAGTGCAGATTTATGTTTTTCCTGCATCTCTTTAATTAGATCTTTGTTTTTCATAGTGCAAAAAGCCCCTACATATTTCTATGAGGGGCTGTTTTTAATTAAGCAGACAGATCGGAAACGGCTTCTGCGTCTGTACCTTCGGCAACTTCTTCTTCTGCTCCAGCGCTGATACGCTCCAGGGTAGTAAGAACTTCGGCTGGGGTAGCACGAATGAACTTGGCATCAATAGTGATTGACTCTGCTACTGCTGCGAGTTCTGCTGCTGTCAGGGCACGCTTTTTGCAACGCAATACTGAGAGTGTGTACTCAACATTGAATGGCAATGGGCCAGTCTTCACACGCTTAAATACAACGTCCCATCCATCTGTAGGATCAGTAGGGTCGCCCAAATCTTCTGCTGCTGAGCAAATCTGCTCAAACAATTTCTTTTTCAGATTTAGAACAACTACTTTGCCATCGACTAGGGCATTAACGCTGTAGCTCCATGAGCACTTCTTATCTGGGAAGAACGCAGGAACGTGGTCTACTTCTGCGTTTGTGAATTTCTCTTTTTCACGGTCGAATGCCAAGCACTCAACTGGAATGTCCTTGTTATTAGAACCTTTTAACCAGTATACATAACGGGGTAGAATCCCGCCTACGATACGTACTGTGTTTTCACCATCTTTGTAAGTGTAGGACTCATGAGAGTTTTTAACTGCTTTACCTTTGGTTGCTGAGAATGCTAGTGCCATTTTATATTTCCTCGTATTTAAACGTAATTTCTGTCGATGTTATTGTTAGTAACGGATTGTGCTTAATTGTATCGTATATTATATCAGGGTAGTACGATAACTGTAGAGCTTTGTATTTATATAGCTTGTAAAGGCTATAATCTCTACGTCCTGCCAGCTTAATGTATTGCAGCTTATATAGAATATCTGTTGACTTATCGTTAAATAAGGCTAAGGGATTCAATAGGTAGCTGGTTCCATTGAGTGGGACTTTGCTAGGGAGATACTTGCTATATTTCGATGGAAGCCGCTTAGAATAGTGATATTCAAGCATCGCCATAAATTTATTAGCATCATTTAGTGACTGTGTCTCCAAAGTTTGAAGGTTAAAGAATAAGGCCATTATAACTCCAGAGAACATATATTATATCAGAAAAAGATATACTATACAAGTGTAATTTTATGCACCCACTACGTCCCAGCCTTTGCGGGAGTAAAAGGCTTGACGATCTCTATTCTGCTTACGATCTGAAGGGCCGCTAAAGTTCATGTCTATGACTAGAGGGTTTAATTTTCCTTCATGTTGACGCATAATACGACCAATAATTTGTTCTAGGGACGCGTCATTGGCGATTGGCGCAGCTAAAATTACACAGCTAAGAATGTTGACGGAGATGCCTTCTGCGAAGATTTGCCTGCTTCCAGCAATGCAACTTTTCTCTCCTTCTTCAACCTGTCGTTTGAGTTCTGTACGTTCTTCATAGGTTGTGCCACCAGTAATACACACACATTGTTCGCCAATTAGTTCTCCTACTCTTTGTAAAAATTCCACACGGTCTGCAATGATTAAAATCTTATGCCCCTTATCCATCTGGAACTTAGCTATACGCGCTATAATCTCCTGATAGTCTGGGTCATACAAAAGGATGTTCATCTTCTTGACCCAAGGCTCGCCTGCTGCTAAAGCTATGCCAGTTTTGATAACCTGTACTGTGGGCGTCATCGTATTAGATGCCGGCGGCTGATACAGTTTAGGGCCGAAGAAGTCCTTAAATAAGATATGCTTGCCATCTTTACGGCTCATAGTACCACTAAGACCAATTTTATATCGGGCATACATGCCGTCAATAAAACTGGTAAAAGTCCCGGCAGGACAGTGGTGGGCCTCGTCAATAATAACTGTACCAAACTCTTTAGCGATCTTAGCTGTGATCTTTGTTAGAGTTTGGATATTACCAATTACGATGCTATGATCAATGTCAAACACTCCGCTACCAATTTGACCTACTGGCATCCCATAAAGTTTCTCAACTTCATCGGCCCATTGGTCCCGTAGCATGGTGTTATGACATACGATCAAAGTCTTTTGCCCTAGCTTACGGGCAATATGTAGTGCACAAAATGTCTTACCCCAGCCTACAAGGGCATTAATAAAACACGTATCATCAACCTCGTCAAATACCACTACCTGCTCTGGACGCAAATCCAATTTCGGGTTTGGAAAAGGCAGATCATGCAAAACTCTTTTATCTATTATCTCATAGTGCGCAGGGATTAAATCCTGTCTACCGATTGGAATGGAGATAATGGTTTTGCCTATCAATTTATAATTTTTAATAATTTCAAATTGACTGAAGTGGGTAGCACCAGGGATATTTTTCTTAATTTTGTAAGTGAGTGCTTTTACTAATGTGTATTGTAATTCAGGGGTAACATCTAGATAAATTCTGTTACTGAGAATTGCTTTTGCCATGTTTAAGAATTTGTATGCTTTTATTAAAGTCGTTGAGGTATGTAACCTTAGTGTCTAGTTCTGACTCTACGTCTTTTAATGATTGAATAAGAACTAGCCTATCCTCATTAAGTGATTCAATAGAAGTAAGTATACGTTTAACTTCACGTTCTAATGTGTATAGTGTTGGTGTTGTTGTCATGTATTAAGTACTCTTAGGAAGGATTTAGTGCCACGAATTTCTTCTTCGCACTCATCAATAGTAGTTTGAGTTTGGCTAAGATGTAACTCAATCTGTTTTTTGTAAGTATTAAAATGCTCTAGTTTTTCAAGCTTCATAGCTAGGTACTCTTCTAAAGTCTTAATAGTCTCTGCTAAACTAGTCTCCATGTTTCGTCGTGTTTCTGGTCATAAAAACCGTATAGGATTAAAGCTATTCCAAAGTGTAAAATACCTACAAAGAGCTTATCCTCTGTTGGTTTGTATAGGGCTTTGAATCTTTGAGATAGCCCTTCAACTTCTACAATTACTCCACCAGTTTTAATCGGTATTAACTGTGAAATTCTATAAAATTTTAACTTAGCACGGGTAGTTCGTTTGTAGTTAAATAACTTGCCGTGTGAGTCAATAAACCACAGTTTAGGGTCGGCAATCTTTATTAGATCTCCTAAAAAGTAAACTGCGTTGCTAAGTTTAGCAAGAGGCACTTCTTCAACTGTTAACTGTAGTCTGCGCTGTGCTAGGGTTTCACCGGGTAGATTTTGATCATCTACTACATTATACTTAGCTTCCATTACTGTATCTTCTTTAGAAGCATACTCTCGCTCGTGATAATAAAACACAAGCCCATTTTCTACTATAGGCTTGTGAATACCAATCTTAAATACGGGAAAGGCTATCTCCGATAAGCTCGTAGCGTTTGTCAAATTTTCCAAAACTATAATCCTGTCCTATTTCTTGGTCGATGCCGATAGGGGCACCTTTAATAGAACACCCGCGATCTTTTTGCGTATTAATAGCTAGAATCTTGCAGTATTCTTCAACGTCTTCATCCTTTACTAGTGCCACAATTGAGTCATGTACTAGCATAAAGATTTTAGCGTCTAACTTCTTAGTTTTGATTTCATTGGCAGTATCAATCGCAGCTAATAGATTTACATCACTAGCTATGGATTGAATCTCCGCGTTAATGCCGCTTCGTACTTCGTGGGCAGCAATTCCCTTATCTGAGGAGAACACATTGACAAGGCGACGCTTACGGCCAAAAAAGCTATAAGTATAGCCATTAGCTTCAATGAACTCTTTACGAGCTTTAAGCCACCCTTTAAGTTTATTAAACTTATCGAAGTAGGATTTAATATCATCCTTTGCTCGATCGATACCATAATACTCTCCTGTTGCTTTACTAACTGTATCGGATACTTTTTGTGGGCCAGAACCGTACAAAATACCGAATGAAATTGCTTTAGCAGATTGACGCATAGAACCAAATAAGTTCTTAACATCTTCTACTTCACAAGTAAGGTCAAACACCATCTTAGCAATTGTACTATGAAAGTCGCCTTTATTAATAAAGACCTGTTGAAGATTCTTATCGCCACTAAGAACAGCAGCGTAATACATCTCAGCAGTTGCCAAATCCTGGGAAACAATCTTATAGCCTACAGGTGCACGTATGCATCCTTTAATGATAGGGTCGTCTCGTGGAATCTGTTGAGCATTAAACTTACCTGAGCTAGATAACCGCCCAGATGTGGTAAAAATAAGATTAAAATTTGTTCTAATTCGTTCATCTTTGTCTAACTCGGGTAGAATTTTGCTAATATAAGTATTCTTGATCTTACCTAGTTGGCGTACTTTGAGAATAGCGGCAGGTAAGGGGTGATCTTCGGAAAGCTCTGTGAGCACTTCAACATCAGTTGAAATAGCTCCGGTGCCGGTCTTTTTTCCGGTGGGAGTGAGTTTAACATAATCGAACAAAACTTTTCGTAGTTGTTGAACGGAGTTAGGGTTGAAGATAATTCCGGCATCTGCTTCGAATTGTTTAACGTGTTCAAATCCATATACTTCCTGTTTAGCTTCTAAAATCCACTTATCGAGGTAGACTTCAGCCGCTGTCATACGCTCACGATCAATTGGAATACCTACTTCTTCCATATCCATAAGGAACAAAGTTCCAGGCACTAACAGAGTATTGTAGACATTCATTAGCTTGATATTCTTTTGAACATTAGGCCAAAACTTGTGGAACAAGTCAATTGTTACAGCTGTATCAATTGCAGCATACTTTGCTAGAACATCAAACGGGATAAGATCATAAGTGAAGTCATCCGTAGAAATTCCATTAGAAGCACAGTAAGACTTCTTGAAGGCATCTAGTTCTGAGTCATAGTCACCGTAGTCTGTATATTTTAAAGCCAGAGGCTTCAAGCCGTGGGAGTCATTCTCATCTAATACATAATGCATAAGCATAGTATCGTGAACTCGACTACGATCAAATTTTAGTCCAAGATGGTACTCAATCATCTTAATGTCGAACTTCATATTATGAAATACTGCGTAGTATTTACCAATAATCTTTTCTAGCATATCCATACACTCTTCGTCTAAACAGTCTGTGCTAATGTAAGCACCATGTTTAGATTTGTAACTCATAGATAGACCCAACACATAACCATCACGAGGATACAGGCAAGTAGTCTCAGTATCCCAAGCTACAAAACCTTCGGCATTGTCATAAACTTCTGTGAGGAATGTTAGAGCTTTGCTGCTGCTAATGATTGCATGATAAGTACCAGTAGCTTTAGCATTAGTAACTGAGCCGTCAATGTACTTATGAATACGGTCAACGGCACGTTGGAAGTCTGGCTTGCCTTCTGGCTTAAAATGCAGCATAGCCGGATTACTAATACAGATAAACTTATCGTGCATTAGCTGTCCGGCATAATTAGTAATGGAACTAATCTTTGCGTATTCCTTAGCAGCCTCGGAGCCTACTAAGATAACGAAGTCATATGGTTCAAGATCAATATCCAAGTCTACATCTTTTTTGAGTAGTTTGGTGATTGGAACTTGACTCATATGAAAAAGCTCAAAGTCGAAGGTAAAGTATGTTTCGTACTTGTTACGACTAGGGGCTTTATCAATGATACAAATTTTACTCATATGTTTTAGCTCCTAATGCTTTTAAAAGTAGAGACACAGCACCATTTAAGTTGGCAATCTGTTGTGACAGCACTTCAATTTGAAATGCTGGTACGCTACGCTGAGGGTGTGAATTAACACTAGCAATCAGCTCTTTTTGTCGCGCATGTAATGCGTCATATATTTCTTGAACGGTAGTCATCTTGTTGTAAAGGCTTTGTGTAATTCTAACATAGTTTGACGAAACTCAGCGTCTGTTGTGACTTCGCGTCCTAACCAAAAGATTCGGCCGTCTCTATCAATGCGTACTACTTCTTTATTACTTGTATTATTAATTGCTATAATACTAGCAGCTACGGGAGCTGTAATTCCGATGTTTTTATAACCGCTATCGGGTAAGTATGTGTATTCGTTCATTTGGTATATTCTATTAAGCCATTTACGTCTTCTTGTGTTATTATACCTGGATCTGACCCCTCTGGCAAGTCAATAATTTCCACGATGAATCCGGCTTCCTCGATTAGAGGCTTAATCTTTTTAGCTGCTTCCCTGCCTGCCACATCGCCATCATAAAGAATGAATATCTTCTCGATACCCATAACCTTATAGCTAAGAAGTTTCTCAGGTACATCATTCAATAGTTTACTAGTACCGAACGTACACACAACATTTCTCAAACCTTTATCGTAACAATTAAGCATATCGAATATGCCTTCCACTAGCACTAGGCTTCTGTGGTGTTCTGCAAACTTGGCTGGAAATAGTGGAATAGTTACTCCACTAGGGTAGTTAACGTATCGGGGATTACCATTGGACATTGCGTGACGTCCAACGAAACACACGATCTTATTGCGTACATCCGTAATCGGAAAGATGATACGGTCTACCATCTGCTCAACGCGATCGGTGTCAAAGGCACCGAAAGTCTTTAAAGTTTGCGTACTAATGCCACGAAACGATGCGGTGATAGGCTTTGCGCCATCCATAGGGTCAAGGCCATTGGTACTTTCTTTGAGAACCTTTAGCTTCTCTTTTAGTTTCGCAACTCGGATGGATACGTTGTTTGTAAGGATTCCGTAGAATTTAAAGATGTTAGTCTTAAAACCACAGCTAAAGCAATGTGCGATACCTGTGGTTTTATCAATACGGAAGCTAGGGTTAGAGTCGTTGTGCTCTGGGTTAAAACATTTGGTGACGTAGTCCCTTCCCGATATAGAGAAGGCTACGCCTTTTTCTTTAAGTAGGTCTAGTACTGGGTCACTCATTTACCTACTCCATATTCACTGGCTTGCCACATACGCATAGCTTTTTTAAGTTGTTCGCATTGGTCTAAACGAATATCGTCCATAATACCCATGCTCATAAATTCGCTATTCATATTCTTCATAGTCATAGACATAAGTGCATCGTGCTTATTTAGTAAAGCGTCTAGTACTACGTCGTATTCTTTAGTCATTTTAATTCCAAGGTAGGTCGACAGCGCCTTCTTGCGTTTCAGCGCCAGCGCGTTTCATTTTATCTTTAGGTTTTTCTTTTTCGGGAGCGGCGGGCTTCTCGATTGACACAGGGCTAATACGTAGTGTATCCCAATCCATGCCACTAGTGAATCTCATTTCTTTAGCGCCACGAATCTTAGTAGTCTCGAAACTCATCGCATTATCTTCTTTAGCGTTGGCTTCCATAAGTAGTGCAATGTCTGCTGCATCTAGAATACCTTTAGCAAAGCGAGTCTCGCCTTTATCATCAATCTGATATGGGCTAACTACTACAATCTCGTACTTACGGGCAAGTTCTTTCAACTTTTTCGAGATTACGATCTGTGGCTGCCAGTCAAACTGCGAAGCACCTTCGACTACAATCTGATTCAAGTAATCAATCACACAGACTGTAAACTTGTCTCCGAAGCGAGCCTTCATTTTACCAAGGTGTAAGTCGATGCTGGTTAGGGTCAGGGCACGATCATCAATGATGACCATCTGATTTGTCTCTTTTAGTCCACACTCGCGTACTAGAGACTCTTCAAATTTAAACTGGTCACGATCTTTAATGAACTCTTTTACTAGCTGATCTGACTCATCGAACATACCTGCACGGGCTTTAACTACTTGTAGCATTTCTGCATCAGTTAAAGTACCATTCTTTAGGTTCTGATGATTTACATTAGCTAAGACACTCATATTACGCTGTAGCGTCTCATGAGCTTCCATCTCAATTGTAAAGTAGATACTGGCGTTTCCAGCTTCATATTGGTTAATCATAATGTTGCTACAAGTAATAGACTTACCTGAGCCACGTTTGCCGCCAATAAGAATCAATTCTTGTCTAGCTACTCCACCAAGCACGCTATCAAAAGTATTATTAAGACCAAGGTGAACACGATTTTTAGCCAATTCATCAGGACGCACGAATACCATGATATCACTCATGGTATATACGCCTTCGGTTGTTAGGGTTTTCTCATCTAAGGTTAGTACTATACCAGCTAGATTTTCCTTGATTTCCACGCTATCATATAGAGGGAGTTTATCAATAAACTTGTCTAAAAGAATAATAGCCTGATTTTGCGTATATTGGTCAATAAGAGCATCTAAGGCTACTTCTGCACTAATATCGGTTTCATCAATAAGACGAAGGGTAGCCAACGTCTTTTGTGCCAACCCCTCTCTAGCAATAGCATCTAAGTCATCGAACGATGGTATAGTACTATACTTGTCATAGTATTTAGTTACCAAACTATATACTGAGGAGTAGGCAGGGTCAAGGAACGCAAGTTTCAACTTGCTCCAAACATCTAAGTTCTTTTCTGTTAGTAGTTTATTTATGACAACTGCGCTAATATCCATTATTCTACCTTACTTTCGTTGTCGATAATTACTTGGTCTAGAATCTCCTGTATCTTATAGAGAGTCTCGTTACGGAGTTTTTGAATACTTGCTTGATAGCCGAACTTGTCATCGAACAAAAGTCCCAGCTGTTGGTGTGTTATAATCTGTTGTAACCCGAAGTAAATCAGGTCATGTGGCTTATTAGACTCAGGAGTAATATCTACTCTAACTGATCTGCCGTAGTTGTGTTCTGCTTGCTTCACCACTTCTTCTACAGTGAACGATTCTGTATCGTGGTATGTAAGTGTTATTTTCATAGTACAAAGGAGAAAAGGCCGAGAGCTAGTGACAACTCCCGGCCTTCAATTAATCTAGAAGATTAAGCAGCTTTTGCTTCTGCTTTGGCTTTCTTAGCAGCGCCATCGTAGTCCTTAACGGAGATACCACGACGAGTCAAGAGAGTTTTCAGACCGCGTTCGGTCTTATCGACAGCTACTGCGATTTCCGCAACAGTCATTCCGCTGATAGAACTACCAAGAGCAGTCACTGCATCAACAGTGTTCTTAGCATGGCTATCTTTTTGTGCAGGAATCTTGTCGATTTGGTTCTTGCGGGTCAAGCTAAGGGCTTTACCACGAACCGAAGGAATGCTCTTACCAAGAGTAATAGCGATTTCTTCAATGAACTTACCGGCTTGTGCCATCTTGATGAAGGTGGTTTCTTCTGCGTCGCTATATGTACGAGCAGCTTCCACTTTCTCAGCAGGCTTAACACTACCAGTCAATTCCAAAGCAAGCAACTTGCCTTGAATTTGCTTTGCGGAGAATGCACCACCATTGAATTGCTCAGCAATTTCTTTGTAGGTGTAAGCACCAGCATTGTGGTTCACAAAGTCAGCCAAATCGTGACCTTGGTCAACGGTGAAGGCTGATACTTTTTCTTTTGCCATAGAAGCAACTTCACGGTCTAGTTGACGCAGTTTGGATGCTACTGAACGTACGGTAACGCCCAATGCTTCGGCTGCTTGCTCAACCCGCTCGACGCTCACTGGGTTTGCAGAACCTGCGATAGACAGGAGTTGTGCAACGGTGTCGTCAGACCATTTTTTAGCTTTTTCAGTCATTTGTTTTTTCTTTCAGAAGATCATTAAGATCAGTTATAATTGTGATTCCGTATTGAACGGCTTTTTCTCTTTTACTGGACATTTTGCCTTCTTCGTCTACCAGAATATCCGTTGTTTTGGTAACGGAATCTACTAGAATGAAACCTGCGGCTGACAGAGAAGCTTCAGCGTCGGCTTTCTTCTTAAAGGACTTTAACTTACCAGTAATACAGACACGCTTGGCATCTGGATTACTAATCTTTCTCTCACGAGGTTTAAACTCGAAAGGCAGGAATTCTTTCATTTCTTGGTAATCTGTAGCTAACCATTCCAGTAGATTAGCCGTTACCTTCTCACCCAGACCCGCTATTTTGCAGGTTTCATTATTGATTTCTTCGATAGAGTTGACTACCGCTGCAATCTTTCCCGATGCTGTACCACCTACTAGAGGGATACTAAATGATGCGAGGACTGTTGCTAGATCGGCATTCTTAGCTCTTTCGATTTCATCAAGCAGCTTGTCTGCTACTTTCTCACCTAATACTGAGACTACGTGATCTCTATCAAGATAGAAGATTTCTGTAACATCGGCTAGGGAAAGCTTTTCAATAGTCTTGGGGCCAAAGCCTTTGATTTGCAAAACCTTACAAAAATGCTCAAGTTTCTTGCCCAACTGAGCATCGCAAGCTGTGTTTCTACAGAACAACTGTTCATTAACAGTTTCAAGAGGGTAGGCACAGCAGGGGCAGTTCGTTGGAATTTCAATCTTTTGCATAGTTTTATCAGTTTAAGTGTCTATTATACTCGAAAAGAACTACTTTGACAAGCGTATTTTTTTCTTGGTAGGGCAAGCTAATTTTAAGCGTCCACTTTATGTAGTACCTGAGGAATAATCATTCCGGCTAAAGCAATCGCTACTGTATCCCCGATGCAGATACCAAGAGTTTCAATGAATCCTTGGTTATTCAAAGTAGCTCTAGACACTTCTTTATCGCCAATCATGACTGGCTTTAGAATTGCTACTGGAGTTACCTTACCGGACTTGCCTACTTGCCATTCCACAGCGAGAAGTTCCGTTTCAACGGCCTCTTGCCGATCTTTCTTAGCATACGCGCCTCGTGGATGTTTGCTAGTGTAGCCAAGACTGTCAAAAGCAGCATTGTTGTCAATACGGAAGACAACACCATCACAAGGATATATATTGTGTAGATCATTAGCAAATACCGTTTCAAAACCTTGATCGGACAAATCTTTCATGTCTTGGGTGAATGTATTACACTCGCTAGGATATACGCCATATGCGTAAAAGCTGATTGCGCGAGTTTTAAATTCTTCCAAGTCTTTCAGATTCAACGAACCAGCCGCGTAGTTACGGCTGTTAGGAACATCCTTAGGAGCCACTACTTCACCGATCACTTGGAAGACTCCCAAGCGTTCGACTTTCAAAGGCACTAGGTCTTTACGGGATAGTACTTTTTCCGTAATATCAGTGCCTTCGATACCATCACCACGCGTTAGAACTTGTACTAGATTTCCATCCATATACAAGGCACTAACAGCTGCACCATCAAGTTTAGGTGTCATAGCAAGATTTTTGTATTCTGCTAGTGGAGCGACGCCTTCATCCTCATAGAACTTCTGCAAAGAGAACATTCTATTGAAATGCTTTTTAACATTTTCATGCTGACGAGCGCCTACTTCCGCATAGCCGATAGAATCGGCTAGACGGTCAAAGACTTCATCAGTGAGGAAAGGACTACCTGCATAGTATGCAATGCAGGCTTGGTCGAGGTATTGTTTAACTTTGTTCATGTAGTAATTATAACAGATTAAGCAGCAGTTTACAAGACTAAATTTACTGAACTCCTAAGAACCATTGACGAATCGCAGTAGAAAGAGGCCCACTAACTTCTTTAGAAGTAAAACCGTTACCAGTCATAGTGTCCATTTCTTCCTTGTAAATATCTGACATTACCCACTTAAGGAATGCACCAGTATTTTTAGGCTCACGACTTTCAACGTGTTCTAGACCTTGATTAAGCCTAGCCTCAGTAACGACATTGCTAACGAATTCACGAATGGATTCAACTTTCTCAATATCTACTGGTACTAGAACTTTAACTTTAGAGATAGAGTGCTTCTCGCCTTTAGCTTTGAAGCGTAATGTGCGGTTGTTGTACAGAGTAGTCCATACAATACCTTCACCTACTAGCTCACCCTCAAAACTTGTACCTAAAATAGCACGAGCTACAGGGCAATCAGACTCCACACGATTGGTAAGTTCAATCAATCTATCCTGTGATTGCTCTGGTCGATTAAAGTCGATAGCAATCTCAAAGTGAGGAAAGTCCATGATATAATCAAGGCTACCTTCACAAATTGCGCAAACATCTTCTTCTGATAAAAACTCCGTTTCCTCAGCATCCTTAGAAATACGGATACCGAATACAACGAAGTTCTTAGGTAGATGACTAATGCCTACACCCTTTTGAATGTTACCACCGCACCATTCACCAAAGATTTGAATAGTTTCATCTTCTTCTACATCATAGAACTTCTTGATATAGGTAAATAGCAACTTAAACTTCTCGATATTAGCCATAGTCCAAGCATGGCTACCAGCATTATCGGATTCGAATGTGGTAATGCGTTCACGAGATTGGGTGTAGATTTCTCCCGTAGGAGACATACATACGCCATGATTAGTACCGTGCAGTTTTACCGTTCCGATAAAGTTTAGGGTCGGTAGTTTAACGCTGTGATGTTTGCAGTTGTCCGTGATATATTTAATGACGCCACGGAATTGGTCAATACTTGGAAAGGAAATGTGATTCATAGCCTATATTATATCAAATTAAACTGCCTTCTGCAAGTCAGTAATTTTGTCGCCAAAGTACTTGCTAATAAGTTCAACAGACTCCTCTTTAGAACAAATCTCCATTAGCCCATCTAGCAGGCTAAAGATATTATTCATTGAGGCTTCCATAGAGATACCTTCACGACTAGCTTGGTAGTCGCCTTCATAGGTCATGAAATACTTACGAATGTGGACGTACTGCTTACCACGGAACTCATTAACTACTAGACGTAGTTGATAGAACTTATCCTGATTATCATAGATAAGTTTCTCGTATAGGTCGTCTGATTGTGGTTCTTCCATCATTGACTCGCCTTATTAGCTTTAAAATACTTCTCGCACCATTTATTAAGTTTGTCCCAAAAGGCTTTCATACTCGTACTCCAAGTTTACGTAGATGTTCTAGTGACGCAAGTTCTTCAGCGGGTTGATACGCAGACTGTTTCCATTTATCGGCAAGCAACCAGATGCGGTATATCCAGGCGTGTTGTGGATGTGATTGCTCTGTGTCGATGCGTGCAACAGAATCATATCGTGCACTATAGACGACTTCTCCAATAGCAAAACGTTGACGAGTAGCTCCATCTGGTATAAGTTCAGGGTTGAAATAGTCGTGGCTGGTTTGTCGAACTGGTACATCATACTTTTCTAGGATTGCTTTAATGAATGTTGGGCCACGGTAAATTGATTTGCTAATAGCGTCAATGGTAGCGCCTTCAAGATATTCTTGAATCGTGTACGTAATCTCATCGCTAGTAGCAGGCTTGCCACGTAGGGCAGCTCGACGACTTGCATCACGAGCATTCTTCTCAAGATACTTCTCAATTAGGGAATCTAGACGAGTTGTGTTGTATGCGATGCCTAGAATGGCACACGCATCTTTCTTAGTCATCTTAGGGGTAGCTTCAAAGCCAGCAATCACGCGATCGAGGTTAGCTGGCGTTAGCAGTTCATTTTCTTTGTTTGCGCGTGTTGCCATTGTTTGTCCTTAAAGATTAATTATAACAGTTTAGGGTTGAAGACTCAAGTGTGTTTTTAATTCGGCGAATCCGCCAATGTGACGAGTAGCTGGAGCTGCTCCGGCTAGACGTTCAAAGATTTGTGGCACAGTCTTAACGCCAGGCAGCAGCTTTTCTAGATCGCGTAAGAATACATACTCTGTATCAGGTACGCGGGTTTGCCCTAGATCTAGCATGATTTCAAGATACTCTAGCCCTTTGGACTTTAGCAAAGCTTTGGATTGAGTACAGTATGTACAGTTGGGTTTGGAATATACAATAAACATATAGAATTTCGCCGCTTTGGCGCAGGTTAAATTTTAAGGTAATAAAAAAGGCAGCCTAAGCTGCCTTTGTTTATGCCAATACTTTGGCAAAGTAAGCTGCGGCTTTGCCAGTCAGCTTGGTAAGGATTTCGTCATCAACTTCAGCGCCTTTGGCTTCGATGATGGCTCGCAGTTCAGCGATTTGAGACTCTTTGCTAACACGAGGAGCTTTGTCACCCGTAGTAGCAGTCTTAGTTTTACCTGGAGCAGGTGCGCTTGCGTCTTTCTTGACGTAAACACCAGCCTGAACGAGTACCATACGTACACCGTTAGCCGATTGTTCCATATCTTCAGCAATTTGCTTAATCAACTCAGTTGAATTTTCGGGAGTAGGGTTACCCTCTTTGTAAGTGTCGATTGCGTTTTGCTTTTGTTCGTCAGTCCATGCCATGTTTTTAGTTCCTAGTGTGTTTAAAGATTTATTATACAATAAATCGAATTTGATTTCAAATGAATATTTCTGGTGCCCCATGACAGAATCGAACTGCCGTAGCCTGATTACAAAACAGGTGTAATGCCATTATACTAATGGGGCGGATTTTATTTAGATTACTTCTCTTACTACTTCAGTCATACTTTTAGGGTTGAAGCGGCGGTAGTCGTGAGTTACATCGAATTCTGCTTTCACAGCTTCAAGAGTAGCCATGTATGTATTGTAAGCTGCGTTCATAGCATCTGCAAACATAACTTGATCTACAGGCTCTAGGCTTGAAATATCAATACCCTCATACATTGTAGTTGGTTTAATCAAAGCGGCAAGAACTCGGTTAGAGGTAGAGCCGTCTGCTTTAGTGTATTTGAATGTTAGAATGTTCATGTGTTGCTGTGTTTAAAGATTAATTATATCATAATAAGCTGATACATGCAACACTAAAATTTTTATTCTTTTGGATAAAGCCCATCGTAGAGGGCATTACGAAATCTAACTCCCATACTAGGGACGACACAGCTAAGAAATAGTAGCGGTGCAATTAGAGTCGAAAGAACAAAAAATGTAATAGATGTTGTAAGTATGTTATCTACTTTATCTACTTCTGACAACCTACGTTTAATGACTGGCATTAAGATTTCGTAGAGTGCTGTTAGTGAAGTAGTTAATGCAAATAGAATATAGATATAAAAAAGACTCATTTAGCCGGGCCTTTGTATAGGCGGGCTTCAATGCTAAACATACTCTTGAAAGGGTTACCCATTGGGGTATACGTATCAGCGTTCACAGTGCCAGGTCGTTGCATAGCAAGACGGGCAGTGTCTACATTAGAACTCAAGATACCTGGGTCACAACGACCCGAGAATTCTTTGAGAATCTTTGCCACTCGAATCCAGCTTGCTGACCAAGGGCGGGTAGTAGGAGTTCGACGACGGTAAACCATGTTCTTGAGAGCTTGCTTAACCTGCTCATTGTCAGGCTGGGCTTTTAGCGTGCGCTCAAGGCGACGCTTACGGTTGGTTTCCCAAACACGGCTGGTTTTGTATCGAGCGTAGTAGGCGGTTTGAGATTTGCTGGTTTTAGAAGCCATTTATGTATTCCTTTTGATTACTATGAGGTTACCAGTAGCGGTAGCCCACGTAAATTCTTGCATTAAGATAACCTTATTAATAGCTAGGTGAGCTAATAGGGAGACTATGAAAACATTATTCACTACTCTCCCTGTACACTTATGTACTACTACACGCATTCTATCAACTAATTCTAGATCTAGCACGCCCTCTTTGAAGGGTACCAATTCTAGAATTTCTGGTAGGGGATTAGGCGGAAGCGCCATAGCAAAGTTGAGCCATTAGAATGTCTTGCATATCTTGCTTATCTTGAGTGTAGTTGTCAATGCGTGTAAGAACTTGGATAAAGCTACGCAGATCATTCAAGTCGATAGGCATAGTGCGACCTACAGTATCAGTGATACGAACATACTCATCTTCGAAAAACTCTACTTCAAAGTTATAGGCAACTTTACCAGGAGAGAAGAAAAAGTCTTCTGGGTCACAGAAGTCCAGCAATTCTTGAGAAGCGGGGCAGATTAGAAATTTCATTAGTTTAGGGTCGGTTGGTTATAAAAGTGGGATGGGTTTATTCTGTTACGAGGAAAACCCATCAAAACCCTAAGCGGCGTTTAGGCTGCTAATGCGAACTGTGTGTCGTTTGCGTTTACTTTTGTTTGCTTGATTTATACAGTCATCGCCTACTGAGTTGCCGTCTCTACTATTTCACCTAATCGAAAGCCAGGTCAGCCCCATCAAAAACACACTTATGTTTTGTTAAGCCGTAACCCTTTGTCCAATTAAATCTAAAGAAACAGTTAGGACATTGTGCGGTACAGTTATATTTCATAAGTATCTTTATGGTGGAGCTGGCGGGAGTCGAACCCGCGTCTTAGATGCCTTCATTTCAAAGGAATTACAACTATTCTGGTGCGATCTGCTGGACTTGAACCAGCGACCAGTCGATTATGAGTCGAATGCTCTAACCAGCTGAGCTAAGATCGCGATTTGGTACGAGTAGCCGGACTCGAACCGGCACACCTTGCGGCGAGAGATTTTAAGTCTCTTGTGTCTACCTATTCCACCATACTCGCGTTAATTAGATTGCTTCCCAAAGAGCAGTAAAGGCTTGCTTTACTGCCCAGTTAATATCTTCTTCTTGATACATATTCAACAGGGGCAACTGGATAGTTTCACCGTCGAAGAACTTACGCAGTGCACCAACAGTGCCCAACTTGCGGCTAAACATATCTTTAGAACTGCAAGTGTTAACGGCAACTTCTACCATAGTGCCAGACTTGAACTCGTTAGCTTTCTTAAAAGCTACGGTAAGCCCGCCACGGGGCCAGTTGTCTCTATGGATATGCACAATGCCGATGCTTTCATCTTTGGCACGTGCCATTAGCTGCATACGATACTCGTCAGCAAGTTGACGAACTTTTGCACGAAGTTCTGTGGTAGTCATGTCTTCACTAGCTTGTTTAGGCATAATACGGGGAAAAGGGAAGTGAGTTTGTTTCATAGTATTGTTTGTTTCTAAGATATAATTATATCAAAATTTGACAGACGCTTCAAGTCTATGTTTTACGAGCTGCATAACATTTTGTAGCGTAATAAAAAACAGCCGCTAATGCGGCTTTGTTTGGCGACTCGTGGGAGAATCGAACTCCCATAATCGGATAGACAATCCGAAGTAATAACCTTTATACGAACGAGCCTTTTATTTGGAGCGCGACTCTAGGAATCGAA